TCCAGTTTTAAATGCTGCATCGCTTGTAGCTCTTGGTCCATTTATCTTTGCATGTAATACATCATGTAGTTTTTCTTTTGGTGATGTACCAATAGGTGGATGTACAACTTTCTGTGTGGCGTATAACGCTTCCAATACCATCTGTTCTTCGTCACCTTTGATCAACGGTGGTGGGAATCCTGCAGCTTTTGATATTGCATTTCTTCTTTTACGTTGATCATTAAGATGCTCTACAGATCTGCAGTGCACCGTAGCTGTGCCAATACCATCTGGTTTTGTTACATCAAATTCATACTCAGGTTCTGGATCAAGATCTATCTTTTTAAGATTTGTTAATACAGGATATGCACCTTTAGATCCTGCCAAGACTCCAAACTTTTTCTTTACACAAATACCTTTTTTACAATGCTCACTTAGTGGACTCTGTGTGCATGTGTATCCTTTAGAACTTTTGTTCCAGGATTTTACTTTTTGATTTAAAAACTTTTGATCCCACGCATTTGCGTGTACACCTGCAAAGTATTTTACTGGTGCATTCATAACTTTTTGTTGCCAGTTATCTGGATACTTCATCTTAACCATGACATGATAATTGTACATAAACCTATCTTTACCATCAAAATTATCTTGACTAGCTATCTTTGATATTGCTGCTAGACATGGTGGTCCCTCTGTAAATTCTTCGTCGACTCCTTCCATGCTTTTGTTTTCTATCTCTTCTGTTATTTCTTTCAGTCTTTCTTTTGTTACCAGGTTGGAGCTTATGACTTTCATAAACTGATCCAACGTAAACGTCGTGCCGTCTATGTTTAAAGCCTTCCGTTCATCACCATAGTAAGGTAGATTAATAAACTGTCCTGGTCTTAGCTGTCCAGTCTCACTATCTTTTGATAGTTGTGTTTGCTTTGGGAATATTTCTGTGTCTTGTTTTAGTCCAAACAAAGATAATAAATTTGTAAGAAAAGATTTTACAGTTTTAGAATCTGTAAATATATCCATAAATAAAAATAAATGTAAGCCACCACTTTTAGATTGCACCGGCAGTAAAGGTAATTTGTATAGTTGTATTATATCTATGTAATCTTTTTTGTTGAAGTCATCATAATCTTTTGGATCAATATCTATTACACCAAATCTAACTTCTGAGTTTTCTGTGCAGGGCTGTATACCAATTGATAGTTTGCCTGCTATGTGAGATTCATAAACTTCGTCTGTAAGTTCTTCGAAGTTCCATCTGTAGACAGGTTTCTTTTTACCTGTCTCTGAGTCTATGTATGCATCTGGATGTTCAAAGTCAGCAACACCATACGCATGTCTATAGCCATTAAAAAATTCTATATATTTATCCATAACTGTTCAGTGGGCCGTCCACTCTCGCTTCTGGCCCACCTGTGCACTATTCTCTACGAGAATTATATAATGCTACTATCCTTTGGTTTGTCATCGCCATGTTTAGCTTTTACATTTC